CCTCAAGGGTGTCCTTGAGTTTGGTGGTGATGTCGTAGAACTGTCTCATTTTTTTATCTTATCTAATTGTTTGCGTTCAACGTCTATGCGCTCTTTTTCAAAAACGAGAAAGGTAAGGGCTTCGTGAACGCCAAGCCTTCCGACTCGTTCAAATCTTGTAACATCTCCTTGAGCAAGCTGATGGAAGGAAGAATACCATCCCCACTTTCTACCGAATTGAGACTCTGCGGAGTACTCGTTTTCTCCTTCTCCAAAGAGGTCAGGGTAGCGAGCAGTAGTTCGTTTCCTAAACGCCAAAAAAAAACCGATGCTCCCATCACAACATCCATTGGCGCATCCTTCATTGATGCGGAGTACTTGGATGCTGATTCGTATGGCTCAATAGCATACCGCTTGCCTATGCGCTCGGTGATAGGTCGGAACAGGACTGCCATCGTTTTGTGCAGCTCTTGTATGTCACCCATATAATTATCCAAATCTACATACTCCCCAAAGGTGATGTCCTCAAGGTTCGGGATGAACCCGTAGGTTTCACCGCCCATCGTGAACTCTGTCTTTAGGTTTGGCTTCTCGCTGAACATCGTATTGATGTGGCGCATCACATTGGCTACGCTTGCGAACTTTACATTAGGCAAGTCAGCAAGAGGCACTTCGCAGAATATCTCAAGCATCTTGTGGGTCAAGAACTCCTCATCGCCCTCAAGCCTCGCAAAGCGTTGGTATTGGTCAAGCGTTATCTCCGACAGGGCGGTGGGTACAATTACCTTTAGTTCCATTGTATTAAAATAACCTTTTAGTTTTAGCGTATGGCATACCTGCCAAAGTTAGGCCTGCTCAACTTGTTGTAGGTCGCATAGCGCAGCGCATCTATGGCGTGGTTGAACGCATCTATCGGTTTGTTGAGCAGGTTTCCATTTTTGTCTTCTACCCATTTGTAGTTCTGAAGTTCCTTGATTAGGTTGCTGCTTCGTGGGGTAACAAATAGCTTGTGCCGCTTCAGCACGTCAATGCCCACTATAACGCTATCTGCGCCCTTCTGCGTGGGTTTCACGTTCCATCCCATACGATGCAGCTCCTCAATAGATTTGGGTTCAGCAGAGTCAGCATATATCTCTGCCCTTCGGTCAAGCCCAAGTGAGGCAAGTACGTTGCTGATGTCGGGGTTGGTCATCCCCGTGCGGTAAATCAACTCATCCACATAAAGATTGTCCCCCGACTTATACACCGCCACAAGTGCGGTTGGGTCATTCGAGTAACCCCAATCAAGTCCGTGACATAGGAGCGTGGCATCCGTTGGTATCTCGGCTTGGCCGTATTGGAAGATGGTGGCTCTGCTCATCCCCCTCTCACCCAGACCATAGATACGCCAGTAGTCATTGTCCGTATGTTGCAGCCTTTCTATCTCCTCTACGATTGAGGCATCCAAGAACGGATTGTCAAGGTAGGTGGACTGGATGTAGGTTACGTCATCCCTTGTCAGCAGCTTGTCGTATATCCAATGGAACGCATCAGAAGGGTTGTAGTCAACCCATATCTTGCCTGTGGTACGAATCAAGAGCTGAAAGAAATCCTCCCAAGTAAGTTCGTTGGCCTCGTTGCAGAATAGGTAGTCACGTCTTGCTCCCCGTTTCTTCTGCGGTTGGTCAAGGCTTATGAACTCAAAGAGGTTACCGTTCAACTCGTAGGTGTAGTCGCTCTTGTTATGCCGTGCCTCATCATACAGGCCATTCGCATTTAGGATTTCAAAGAAGTCACGATAGGCCGTCATCTTCAGAGACGGCAGAGACTTGCGGACAATGGAGTACACCTTGCCTTTATCCTCCATCGCCATCACGATGAGCATCTGCAAAATGGAGTAGGTCTTACCCGAACGGCTGCCGCCTTGATTGACTACTATCCGAGTTGGTGCGGTGTAGTTCTTCTCAAAGAGTTCGCTACTCTTTAGGTTTAGCTCGGACAATCTCTACCTTGATTTTCGTTAGCTCATCCGATACCTCGTGTGAGTTTTCTACCCTTGCGAGTTTAGGAGTCGTGTACTCTGCCATCTTGTTCAACAGGTCAAGTGCGCCCTTCGGGTCATCAGCAGCAACTTGGGTGAGCCATAGGGTCATATTCTCAAGGTTGGCTTCTATGAGGGTTTGGAATGCCTCTCGTATTTTATTGGTGGTCTTGTTTGGTGTTCCGCTTGGCCTTCCTGTGTTACCTGCGATGAACCTGCCTTTGTCATCTTTCATATCCGTTCAATTCCGTTATTTTCGGTTTGTATCTAAATAACCCTTTTTGCGAGGTGGTGATCGTGTGTTGCTTGAAGTCGCTCCTTCCATTCTTTAATATCGCCATAAGCAACATGGCAATTACGGCATAGAGCCATTAGGTTTTCTATCGTATCAGCAATTTTGCTTCCACCCATTCCGCGTGATTCTATGTGGTGAATGTCTTGCGCTTGGGCTTGACATATCTCGCAGGGTATGAAGTCAGTTGTGGAGTAGCCCATTCCTTTGAGATAGACCTTTGTGTGGTTCTTCACCTTTGGTAAATCCAACAGTCATCTATGAACGTAGCGCGAGGCAGCAGTTCATCAACGGCTTGGATTACACCCTGCCAATGTTCATGGTAGTCATCTCCTGCGATGAAGCCTCCCTTTTTTACTTTGGGTAGCCATAGCTTGATGTCCTCCTTTACCGCCTCATAGGTGTGGGTGAGGTCTATGAATACCACGTCAAGGGATTCGTTGGCAAACTTCTTTGATGCTGCTTTGGATGTTGCTTTGATGGCCTTGTACTTGCGGTCTCCCATATTCTCCACAAAGAGATTGTAGATATTCTGTTCCGTTGCAAGTTTATGTGTAGTCGTGAGTTCGTTTGGCGAACCCTTCCAAGTGTCAACGATTGTGATTTTTTGGAATGTTGCTTTGTCGCATAGGTAGGCCGATGACTTACCGAGCCAAGCACCCAGTTCAACGAACGTGCCGTCTTCTGGCATATTGGCAAGGAGGTAGTCGTATGCTGCTTGGTGGTTGAACCACCCGTCTATTTGTTTGCTCGTTTTCATTTTAGGGCGTTGTAATAACAAAGGTACTGCTCTACGCAGATAAGTGTGCCGAGCCTTGCGGCTTCACTAGCAAAGATGCCATCGGCCTCATACGTCATTTCAAAGCGTAGGTTGGGTAAGTCGTATGGCTTGAACATATAGCAGGCGGTATCTATGTTGCCGACTTGTGGTTGGTCGGTAGGGCGTAGCCTGCCCCCTTGCCCCCACGTTACGATTGAACAGTCAAGGGAGTTTAGGTTGTTCCACTCCTCAAGGAACTTTGGATGCAGGATGTTGTCATCATCCAGATAGTACACCCAATCTTCTTTGGTAAAGGAGTCAGCATACAAGTCAAGGAACTCGTTGCGTAGGGGGTTGCCCATATCTCCCGTGCGTGTGGAGTAATGTGTGACTGATGCGCCTGTTGCTCCCTTGAAGTTGGTAGCAGCATCCATCATGACAACCCACGTTGCGTAGGCAGGGATATGTTGTTTTAGCCTCACGAGGTTATGAGGACGTGAGCAGGGAGTGACTATGTAAAGCATCGTAGTTCGTTTATCTTATCCATTGTGAAGTCCTGCACATACTCGTATAACGATTCCGTTAGGTCAGCCACTTGGTTTGGGTTTTCTTTTAGCCTCTTGATTGCTCCTGCCCATTCGCTTGGGTGCTTGATGGCAATGCAATTATCCTTTGTGATGTAAGGTGAATAGGGTTGTGTGTTGCTCACTATCAAAGCGCACTTGCTGAACCCTGCCTCCAACATCTTTAGGTGCGACTTGCACTTGGCAAACTCGGAAGTGCTTAACGGCACAAGGCTAACGTCAAAGTAATTGTAGAGCTTGTGGTAATGCGTTGGTGGCATCGTGGGTAGCTTGTAGCTTGCCCTCATAATATCGGGGTAGCCATCTACCTCTGCCACATACCCTTGATAGCCTTCAAGGTTGATCGTGGACTCCTTTACGTCTGCTGCGTGGTGGTTGCCTCCGATATACCCGAAGCGTACTTCTTCGCTTGGCTCTCTCTCTACCTGCCACGTTGGTACGCTGATGGCATTGGGGATGATTCGGATGTTGCTATT